AGAGTCACGACCCCGCCGCCGGGGAACGTGCGATGATCCGCGTTGCCTGGAAACTGGATGCTCCTGAGCGTCGGCTGGACCACCTGCTGCGCGCATTCGACGTTATAGGTTCTGTCGCCCACAACCTGCTGCGCGCTGCACCGCGGGTCGGCCGGCCCGCTCACGATGTTGCCGAACTGGTCAGCCCAGAACGTGCCGCGCTGCGATCCGCGGTCTGCGTACCATGCGAATTCGATGCGCCGGTTCAGGTTATTTGCGAACCCGTTGATGCTGGTCCACGTCGCCGGATTCGTCGGGTCGCCGCCATCTCGGTAGTTGGGCGAGATGTTGAAGCCGAAATCCGGCCGCCAGCCGCCGTTGCCGCCGGCGCGCGCGTACCAGTTTTCAAAGCGCAACTGGTTGCACGGCGGTGCGGCGTTGACCATGATGATCGGGCGTATGCCGCTGTCCGTGCCGCACACGACAACCTTCTGCGATCCGGTGTTGTTGCCCGTGCCGAAGTCCATCCAGCCAGACCAGTGCGAGACCGCGCCGGTCAGGTCTTTCACCCACAACTGGAACGAATGGAAGCGCCCGCCCTGCCCCGCCGGATTCACGTCCAGGTGGAAGACGCCGAACCAGTCCTGCCCGTCGGAGAACTTTCCGGCCCATTGCTTGAAGCCGGTGTGTTTCCAGTAGGCGACATTCTCGGCGGGCGTACCGTGGTCATGGGCGAACATCGGGTGATAGCCCGCGTCAGTTACCCACTGCGGCACTGGATCGCCATGCTCGTGCGCCGGTCTGTCGCCGTGCGCGCCCGGCGCGTGCCACATCATGTCGGTCATGTCGGGCGTCGCCGTTGGCGCGACAACTGTCGGCGTCGGTGTGGGAGGTTCCGGCGTTGCGGTAGGCGGTGCGGGCGTCGCCGTCGCCTCAAGCGGAAGGCATTCCATGCTTAGCATGCCGCCGTCGCCCTGCCAGAACCGGCAGCGGTAGGGGTAGTCCTGAGCCAGCGCCGCGCCAGCCAGCACAAAGAGCAGCGCGACAACAAGCGCCGTCACAACGATTGACTTTCTCATCCGAGTGTCTCCGTTCCGGCATCCGCCGCCGAAGGGGTAGGCGGGGCCACAAAACCTTCGTCGATATTGCGAATCTGCCAGTCATCCGGCACGTTGAGCGCCTCGCGCAGTGTGCTGATTGTTGCCTCGACAAGCCCCTCGACCTCGCTCTTGAGGCGCAGCCACTCGCGCAGGCGCGCCGCCGCAGCCGGAGGAACAGGGATCGTGTTACCAGTGGACATTCGTTTCCGCCTCCTCGCGCAGGTCTGCGCTGGCGTCCTGATAGTATTTTTCGACGGCGATGCGCCGCATGTACTCGGCTAACTGCGCCGCCACGTGGTCGAGTTTGGCTTGATTGCTCGCGCCGGGGTCTGCGCCGGTGGCGTGCGCGAAGTTGAGCAGCACGTTAACCGCCGCCGTATCGTCGGCTGTGCTGATCGTGCTCGTGAGCGGCCCTACGGTTGTGATGGTCAGGGATGTGGTCATGACATGGATGTCCAGTAGGGTATGTAGATCGTGGTCGTGCCGACGTACGCTTTGAGCCAGCCCGCCGAAGCGACGCCGCTCGAGGTCGAGTTCATCCGCACCGTGCCCGTGCCGGTGCTAATGCCGGTGGTCACGTCGGTCAGTCCAACGTAGCCGCTGATGCCGCCCTGATCCCCGTTGACGTAGACCCCGTACTCTGCAATCAGTTCGCCGCTCGATTGCACAGTAGCGCGCAGCGTGTTGTTGGTGCGCAGTTTGATGGCCCCGGCCTCGTTGGTGCGCAGGTTGAGGTCGCCCGTGCCGCGGTGGATGATGCTGGACGGTGCGTCCGCGCCGCTGTTGGCGCGGATGATGCGCAGCCCGTAGTCGGTGTAGGTCGTGTCGCCGACGATGTCGATGTACGAGTTGCCGCTCCCCGTGCGCCCCGCCCCCAGGTCGATGAAGGCGTCACCCGTCGACGTACCGGAGCCGCCGATGGTTAATCCTGGCGCTGCATCATTACTACCAACTACGAGATCGCCGGACACGCCCAGCGCACCCGTCACATTCACGCCGCCCGTCACCGTCGCCAGTTTGGTAGAGCCGTTGTATTGGAGGTTTACACCCGTTGACTTGTTGATCGTGCCGACGGTAAGTGTGCCAGTTACGCCAAGCGTACTATCCATGCTGACAGCACCACTCATTGCTATTGTTTCCGCCCCGCCGTCGATAATGAGTTGAGCATAAGTCGAGGCACCGTAGGCGTAGATGTCCAGTTTGCCCGAATATGCCCCTGTCCCTCCCGCGAAGATGTCTATCTGTGGAGTGCGCGAACCATAGTCACTTGCCTGCAAAGTCAGATAGTTATAGCCGCTACCATAGATACCGGTGAGGTAGGCGATAACGTTCGTTCCATCTGTAAAACTAACGGAACGGGCGTTAGATACCGTCGCCCCTGCCTCCAGTGTCAACCCGTCGGCGTCAGTGAGCGTGATGATTCCGTTCCCCGCCACTAACTCAAACCCACTCGTCGGCGAAATCAGCAGATGGTCGCCGCTGTTCGCACCCGCCGCCCACATCCCATACTCATTCGTCCCGCTCGTAATGCCGTCCAACTTGCCCAGGCGCATCTTGACGACGCCTGCTGTGTTCCAGTCGGAATGAGAGTCAACATCGTTAAAAATGTCGATAAACGGCGCGCCAGTGTCGTCGCTGCTCAGGTAGAGGCCGCCGCGCCGGTTGGCGTCCGATGCGCTGCCCAGTCGCACGTACTCGTAACCAGCCCCCGGCCCCTTCGCCGTGATTGCCTGCCCGATGCAGTAGGCGTTGCCAGGGTCAACGTAGGTGATTTGCAGGTCGCTTTTGTACGTGCCGCTGCCCGTAAACCTTTGCGCCCGCACCAGGTCGCCAACAAGGAACACGTTATCGCTCAGCGTCGTGTCAGGGTACAGGCGATAGGTCGCGCCAGCGACTCCTTCCGTGCCACTGTGCAGGTTGTAAGACGCGACTTTCATGACGGACGAAACGAAGATCGCCCCGTTCGTCGCCCGAATCTGGCGGATCAGCAACTCATAGGCGCTCAGCGTCCCACGCACGGAAAGGTTATCGAGTTCGAGGAACGTTTTCCCCGCCGTAGTCACACCCTGGTCAAGTTGAAATCCCGCACCGGCGAAGCCGCTTGTGTACGTTGACGTACGCAGCCGCTTGCCGTCGCTGAGGATGGCGTAGGTTCCGGGCGTGAGGGTGAGCGTGGCCGACGAGTCAATCAGCGGCGCACGCACATTCGTTCCCGCCGTCAGCGTGCCAACCGTCAGCGTCCCCGCATTTGACCGTAGCAAAGCCGTCGCCCCGCCGCTCACGTCCGCGCTTGGTGTCAACAGGCCCAGCGTGTTCGACGCCGTCGCGCCAACGACCTGGTACTGCGATGCTGTGATCGTGTGGTCCGCGCCGGTGATGGCGTGCACCTGGTTGTGGTGGTCATTCGCGCCGATGCCCGTCAGATTCGTGTGCGCCAGAGCGCCGAACGCCGCGTCCGTGGCGCCCGTGGCCTTCAGCACCTGCCCTGCCGTCAGGCCGGATACTGTGTGATAGGTGCCCAGCGTCGAGGTCGTGGCAAGGACATGCGCCTCCATCGTCGCTACGCCGCCCGTGCTCGTGTTCCTGCCGCCGCTCGTGCCGATGGCCCGCATGTCGGGAATTGCATAGGGTTTCAGCCGGTTCCATAGTTCGCTGTAGGTACTCATCCTTGCCGCAATCCCCACTCTGCAAATACGTCCGGCATCCCCCGCGGCTCCCAGCGCCATGCCCCTTGCTTGACGCTGTACTCTACCCGCTGCAAGAACATGGGCGAGATTCTGGCGTAACTCTCGCTTGATGGCAGGCCGCGTATCCTTGCCCAGTTGCCCGCCGGCACAAAGCCTGGTTCGCAGGGCGTGCCGTCCGCAAAGAGCAAGCGCCCGCCGTCAATCAGGTAGTCGCCGGTGTTGCTCGATGTCGGTTCCGCCGCAATCTGGAATGTCCTCTGCGGCGTGACGTTTGCGACCAGATGCGCCCCTGCGCTCGTTCCCTGGTCAAGCAGCCGCTCTACTTCCTCGCGCACCGTCGAGCGCCCGTCCCGGTAGTGCCTTGTCGCAATACTGGTCGTGGCAACCTCAGCCCGTGCCACAAGCAGGTGCGAGGCGAGCATGTCGTACATCTGCGTAGCGTTCTCGCGCGTGCCCCATACCTGGAAGCACATGTCGGCGTCCGTAGTGCGGTTGATCCACGATGAGCCGTCCCACAATTGGAAGGTGCCGCCGCTGTAGCCCAAGTCTTCATCGACGGCCACATAGTAGAAATGCTCATCGTCAGATGCGCCGGTCCTGCTTACGACGATGTGGTAGTTCGTACCCGTCGCGACCTCTACCGTGGTCGAAAGCGTGAACTCCTTCCACGTCGCCTGTTTTGCAATGGCGCTGCCCGCTACCGTGGCATCTGCCAGCACCGTCCCAGGATAGCCGCCGGAGTTGGCGCACAATTCCACCTTGAGGTTGTCTGACGGTGTTCCTTCCTTCCAGCACCGAATGGCAATCGTCGCGGCGTCCCATGTGCCGCTTGTCGGCGTCCATTTCTGATAGACCTTCTCACCGGGTACTGTGATCGTCACCGTGGGGCCGGGGTATCCGTTATTGAGTGCTTCCGTCACCCGCAATTTGAGCAGGCGTGTAATCGTCACCGACGGCCCCGCAGATTGCGTCGCGATGTTGTAGCTCCACCACTTTTGAATGACCAGATGATCCGCCGCCGCGTCATTGAGCCGCCAGTAGCGGTCGTTGCTCCCGCTTGTGGTGCCGCTAATCAAGATGAAATCGTTCTTGTCTACAAACCCCAGACCGCTCGCATCGTCGGCGTCGTCAAAGATTTCCTCGTCGGCCTGAAAGCGAATCGTGGTTGCCGTGTAACTCCGCTGCCCGTTGCGGTCCGCCGAGTCCTCTATCGTATAGGTGCCATCATTCGAGGTGGATCCGCTGATTGTGATTTTGTCGTCGACGTTCAGGGCGCGAAAGGCGACGCCATTGTGATAGATGGTCTTGTCTGATTGCGTAAAGGCCACGGCGTCAGACGACAGTTCCCAGCCGACTACCTGTTGCCCGTTCTGCGTATCAAAGATTTCCCGCCCGGTAGGATCAGCGTAGTATTCCCATTCCAGCGCGTGCCACCATCCACGGCATTCGATGGTTGCCTCGTCATCATCACTGTCGCCAGACTCCGCTATCACAGTAGGCCATTCGTGGATTGCCTTGAACTTGTCGCGCAACTTCTCTGCACTGGTTGCGTCGGCGTCGCCGGCTGAGTACAGCATCTCCTTGCGCCCGTAGCGCGTCATGGAATCCGAGTTCGAGGAAACCGCCGTTTCTGCATCCTGCGGCGCGCCGTCCTCATCCTCGTAGGAGTACAGGATGCGCACCGCGTTGTACATGGTTTCCAGCGTCAGGCCAACCGTGGTCCCGCCAACCGTCGCCGTAACCTCATGCACGTAACCCCACCACAAGAGCCGCCCGGTTGCGCCGCGAATGCGCACTTCATAGGCCAGGATGCGCAGCAGTTCCCATAGGCTGAACGCCTGTCCCTTCACCTTGATCTTGGCATCGTCCGGCCCGCCCGTCGCCATTGCCGACCATGACTGCGGCTCGAAGGTCAGGCCCGCCGGCGGCAGCCAGGTAACGCCGTTCTTGTCGAAAAACTCAACGGAAAAGCCTAGATCGTCCATCGGCGGTTCTTGTAGTAAGCCTTCGCCGTGAAGTAGTCGCTAATCGCAACTGCGCTGCCACGCGAGCCAATCACGTACAGGCGCGTGGCTGTGTTCGGCTCAAGCATCAATGGTTGCCCCTTCGCCACGGCATAGGCATAATCAACCGTGCCATCGGAGACGTAAGTACGTTCGTTGGCCTCGTCAATGACGATCTTCTTGCCGCTTTCAAGCACGGTAATGTTGTCGATGTAGCGCGTCGAGTAGGCAGGCAGCAGGCCGATCCAGTCCAGAATCACGGTTTCGCTTGCCGCCGAGTAGATGGACAGCACCAGGCGCAGCGAGCCATTCGTAATGCTGTAATCCATCGGCGGGATTCTGAGCACGCCCAAATCAAGCGGCCCCTCCGTGATCCATCCATCAACCTGTACCCTGTCGCCGCTTGCCAGCGTCGTTACGCCTGCATCGTTGCGAATCTGCGCCGTGACATAGCCGTTCGGGGCGTTGCCGTAGAAACCCGCCAGCACGCGGAAGGGATAGCCTGCGCAGGCCGCCACCAGCGCCGTACCCAGCGTGTAGTGAATCTCATTCGTGCCCGATGCCGTGTAATAGCGCGCCGAACCGCCAGAGTAAGCCGCGTTTGCTGTGCCTGCCCCGCCTGCTACCGCCGATTCGCCTTCGATATACTGGGTAAACGTGCCAGGTGAATTGTACGAATTGACGCTTACCCATGTGTGCGAGACCGAACCGGCGCCGAAGGCCAGTTCCACCTTCATCGGGCAGGGCAGCGAACCGGTGATCTCCGCGGCGTCGATGGCAAAGTAATTCACGCGGTCATTCGGGCTGGAACCGGAACCGTCCGCAATCATGTAGACGTTCAAGCCCGCCGTGTTGTCTGTGCCGTTCGTGTTCGTCAGGCTCAGTTGCGTCCAGTCAACCGTTTCAAAGAACTTGCGCGTGATGGTCAGCTCGCCGACGATCTTCGTCTTGCGAATCCCTTCCGCCAGGTCCGGGATTTCCAGATGGCCGTCAATCACCTCCGTCTGCCAGTTGGCGGCGTCGCCGTCCCACTGCACCTGGAAGTAGACGCGCGGGCCTGCGTGCCATTTCTGGCGGCGCTTGGCGGCCTCGAGCAGCACTTCCACGGCGCGAATGGCCGTGCGGTTGTTGGCGTAGGAGGATGCGACAAAGAGCAGCCCAACCGTTTCGGTGATTTCGTCCGGCTCCCTGTCCGTGGGCGATCCCATATCATAGGAAGTGACGAGGTAGTTACCCGAGGAAAGCGTTACGGTTGTCGTGCCGTCCGTCAGTTTGAATACCGGGGCCATCAGTACCCCCGCCGCAGTTTGCGCCTGATTGTGTTAGCAAGCATTTCCACATCAATCGGCGACTGAACCGATGCCACGTTGATGACCACCTGCGGCCCGCCCGCGCCTGCCATTGCCATCGAATCGCGGCTGTTCCACACACGCGCACCCGCCGGCAGGCGCACCAGTTCCGGCCCGCGCTCGCCAACCCACGTAAGCCCGCCGCGTGAGCCGAGCGTGCCGGTGGCCTCAGCCATTGCACCGCCCCCGCCGCCTGCCGCACCTAGCCCGCCATCATCAACGTAGGTTACCTTGGCCGTGACATTGTAGGTGTGCGAGTACGCCCCCCATTCGACGCCGCTTACTGCCGCCTCAGAGCCGTAAGGTGATGGGTTCGTGAAACTGCCGAAGTTCACTTCGCCCACCTCGGCGCTCGCCGGATACGTCCAAGCGAAGTCGCCCGGTATCAGCTGCGTAACCTCTGCTGTTACTGGAACAGTAGTCGCCGGCATGAATGGTTGCGGGCCAATCTGCTGAAGGCTCGTTGTGATTTGCGACCAGATATCCGGCCCGCCCTGCGCAATCTCAAATTGCGGCTGCACGGGTACGGTAACGGTGATTGGCCGCTGCCCGAATCCGCTTTTGCCGCTCGGCCCCGCACTACCGCCAAGCCCGCCGAATCCGCCCGTGCTACGACCGCCGATCCCCAGCGTTTGACTCATGTAGTCGTCAAGCGATGTCGCCGTCCCTGGCGCGCCATCTGCCTGTGTGAATTGAATCTGTACAGGTATGGGCAACACGATTCCAGCCGCCAAGCCAAGCGTCGCCAGCATGGTTGTTGGGCTGAAATACTCTGCCGGGCTCTTGCCGCCGATGGTAAACATGTCGCCACCGCTGGCGCGAAAGTCGATTTGGATTGGCCCGGCGTTGACGACGCCCTGCTCACCCTTGTCCCACGGTAGCAACGCATCCATGCCGACCGCAGCCCACCATGATTTCACATCGACGCCGGCAACCATCGGCTTTCCAGAGCGGAAATTGAATCCGATCTCGCCAACCTCAATTGTCTTGGTGCCCTCTGCGTCAATCGTTTTCTTGATCTCGAAGTCAAAACTCCCTGGCCCGTTGGCGGGTAGGCTGAATGAGATCGAATCGTCAAGATTCAGCACTACCTTGCCGCCAAGTGACTGGCCGACGAACGCCTGTACAGCATCCATCACCGAACCGGACTTGTTGTACACCTCCCATGACGCCGCGACGGCGAAAGTGAGTTGGTAGACCGTGTCACCCGTGACTGTGTTCGGAAGGCCCGCAAGAAACGTATCGAAAGCCGCCCGCATTCCAGCATCCCCGCCGCCCGCCGCGTTGTATGCCTCGATGGTCACAGGAACAAGTGCGGTGATCGGCTTGATGTCGGAATCTATGAAGTTCTGAATCGCAGTACCTACCGCCTCACCTGCCCAACTGATAACAGGCGAAAGCACCTCAATCACCGGCGTAACCGTGCGCACTAACTGTTTTAGCGGTTCCTCTAGTTGCGCCCCGAAGTTGACCTTCGCTGCCTGCACGGTGTCGCCAAGCGTCTCCCATGCACTCTTGAGGTTGTCGGTGCGCACCTTTGCCGAATCAATCGCGCTCGTGTCCGCAATCGACGCCTTGAGCCTGTCATACTCCTCGCGCGTCATCTTCGACAATGCAAGAGCCGTGTCCATGCCCTGCGTGCCGAAAATCTGCGACGCATAGTTAATTTTCTGTTCGTCTGTCAGATCACCAAGAGAATCAGAGAGTATCCCGACTACCTCTGACATCTCCTTGATGTTACCGGCGGAGTCAAAGAAGATGTTGCTGCCATCTTCGGTAATCCAGCCGAGTTCCGCCATTGCCTCAGCCGCCGGTCCGCTTGCCGGAACCAGGCGCGTGAGCATGGTTGCAAATGCCGTGCCTGCCGTCTGCCCACGCACGAATGAATTTGACGTTCCAGCAATGACAGCGTTCAGGTCCGCAAATGGCACGCCAAACTGCGCCGCCGTTGCACCGCCATTCGCTAGCGCGTAGGCGTAATCGTTGATGTCGAACTTGCTTTGATTGATTACTCCGGTAGCACCGTTGACGATAGACGCCGCTTCCTCTGTGCTCATGCCAAAGAGGTTCATCGCATCCATCGTCACATTAGCGGCGTCCGTCAACGTTCCGCCTGTCGAGTTGGCGAGCATGATGGTTTGCTCTGTCAACCCGCCCATAATCTGATCGGCGGTTGCGCCCTGCGTTGCCAGTACTTCGACAGCATCCGCCGCCTCTGCAATGGAAACCTTGAGATTCGGATTCAGGCCGAGCGACATTACGTGCTCGCCAAGCGCTACCGCCTCATCACTTGTGCCGCCCAGCACGGCGGTGATTGCATCCATGCGCGCCGAGAAATCAGCACCCGCGCTCACACCGCTGGCAAACGTACCAACTACGGCGCGCCCCAAATCCTGTGCTCCGCGCACGACACCGCCAACCACCTGCGCGCCAAGCAAGCCGCCGAACGTGCCCGCCGCCGTGCCCAGCATGCCGCCGCCGGCAAGGCGCGAACCGAACGAGCGCAAATCCCTTTCTGCGCCCGCTGTATCTGCACTGACCTTAACGAGTAGTTCGGCGGCGGTTGTCACGTTTGTTGTGCGCCTTCGCTACGATGTTCTGCGCTTCGTTCTCTGCCGATTCCGCGGTAAGCGCCCACTCCAGCCATGCGGTAGGCTTGTCCAGCAACTCCCACGGCGGAACCCCCAAGTAACGTGCTGCCCGCAATAGCGGGTACCATGCGGGCAGCGAACCGACCTCTCCATCTGTCGCAAGGTAGCGCCTTAACTCTCGGCGCTCACCGCGTTTGGGCGGGCGTCACTCCCGATTGCCTGCACGCACGCCAACAGAAACCTTGTCGGGAACTCGTGCAACTGGTCCGCCGAAATCGCAACCGGCTTGCCATCGTCGCCGAGGATATCCCAGCCCGTGATGATGTTCGCCAGTTCATCGGCGACGCCGGAGGCAGGCCGGTTGTGCTCGTTGGCGTCGTTCAACCTTGCTTCGACGGCGGGCGTCAGTTTGCCCGGTGCATAGGTAAGGCTAACGGCCAGCCCTTCATAATCCACCGTGACGGTGCGCGTCGCCCTTGTCAGGTCTGCTAGTTTGATTGGCATATCACAGCGCCGTGAGCGCGTTCTGAATGGCGACCTGCGTAGCCTTGCCCCAGGTCGCGTCATAGGTTCCCTGCCCGGTCCACTCGATTGCGAACACGCCATCCTCATCCGAGAATGAGGAAACGTCAGTCCACTTGACAGGCGTAATCACCTGGAAGGTGTTGGCTGTGCCGCCGGCAATCACTGGCCCTGTGGCGTAGATGCCGACCCATGCGGTTGACCCTGCACGCATGTAGGGCAGTTGCGCCATGCCGGTCGCATCCGCCTCGACCTTCACCTTGACCTCAATCGTCGGGTCGGTTTCCAGTGATGCCGCATACGTGGCGGAACCTGTCAGCGCCCACACCGGCCCGTACCTGTCAGAGATCCCCCAGTTGGCAGAAATTGCCCGTGACAGCGCCGTGGCCGTTCCCAGGCCCGCCGTACCGTTCGGGTCAATCTTGACGGTCACTTGCGTGGGTGAAATCGGCACAAGGGCGACCTGCGTAGCGCCGGCGCTAAGCGTGATCCCGTCCTCAATCTGCCGCCCGATCATGGTTCCGGTCATCTCGCAACCGTCACGTGTGAACTCGAGGTTCAACGTCTGCACCACGCAGCCGGGAACCTTATGGGCGCGTTCGCCGCTCCCCTGTTCCAGCGTGTAGGATTTGTACGTTGACGCCGAACCCTGGCCGGGGTCAAACGTCCACGTTCGCGCCGACCCTGCGCCGCTGATGACCGCCGTTCCCATGAGCGATGAGAGCGGGTAGACCAGTTCGGTATAGGTCAACGGCCCACCCAGCGTGATCTCCGTATAATCCTTGTTGAGCACGCCGACCGTCGGGAACTTGCCGCCCGTCGGTTTGAATGTCTCAACCTCCAGCATGGGCGCGACTTCTACCGTCATGGCCGACAGAACCTTTGTCGCCGCAACCGTGCCGCCTTCCGCCGTTTCTACGCCAACCTGCGCAACCTGGAAAATCGTTGCTCGTTCCGCCATTTCAGCCTCCTAGTCCTGCAACCACAGTCTGTATATGCCCCCCAGGTGGCGGAACGTCCGCCCATCTATGGATTCCACCATTGAAAACGGTTGCTCCCGTACACAAGCCACAATCGTTCCGCCTGTTGCGGTTCCGCTTGCGGCGTGGAGTACCGCGTCAATCCTGTCCGCCGATGCTTCGACCGTGCCCCAGCCGCCGGCCTCGTCAATCACGCGCACGGTGTAGAGCATGGTCGAATGGTATCGGTAAGGCCCGCTACCCATAACGTCACGCGCCGCCTGTTGCTGGAACACGACGCAGGGCAACGTTGACGATTGCGGCGCAACGCTGGAATAGATACGCGTCGATACCACGGAGCCAAGCGCCGCGTCCGCTGCCAACGTGGTATAGAGCCATCGTTCCGCCAGTGCCGTGTCACTCAAAGATTTCCACCATTGCCTGCACAAAAGGCGGAAACGCCGCTTCTGCCGCCGGTGTCATATATGGATGCGCCGCCATCTTGTAGGTGCCGTACTCCTGATACACGGCATACTCTACGTTGGTAGCGACTTCCGCCGATAGCGGGTCGTCACTGACCTGCGCCTGGATGCTGTTCTTGAGGTTACCAGTGTCAACCGCCACTTTTGTCTTGGCGATTCCTTCTACGCTGAACGCGGTTGCCCGGACCGCGGCGCTGGCCTTCTCGCGCATCTGGCCCACGATCTCCGGGAACCTGTTCGATTTCACCTCGAGCCTGACGGTTATCCCCATGACTCAGATCATACCAAGCGCCCCCGGCGATTGCTGCCAGAGCAACGGAGGATTCCCCGTCCGGTATGAACCATCGTGCGCCCTTGCCGTCAGAAAGTATGATCATAGTATTGCCGAGTTATGTGTGCTATACTTTAGGAAGTAAACAATAGCGCCGCGGCGACGTTGGAAGCGTCCCGCGGCATGAGCAACAGTCCTATGGAGGCTGTCACTATGGCTAATCGTACTACGTCCTCCCCAAGCACACCACTGTGCGCCTGTGGTTGCGGTACACCACTTCCGCAACCTAAATTCCCAAGCCGGCAACGTCGTTACATCGTTGGACATAGCGTAAGGAACCGCATCTATTCCACTCGCCCACTTGCGGATCGCTTCTGGGAAAAGGTGAATAGGAGTGGTCACACCGATTGCTGGGAATGGAAAGCGTACCGCGACAAAGACGGCTACGGACATATACGTCTTGATGACGAAAACCACACTGATTGCGGTGCTCATCGTGTGAGTTATGAACTTGAGAATGGCCCCATACCGGACGGTATGTCTGTCTGCCATACCTGTGACAACCCAGCCTGCGTCAATCCTGCGCATCTATTCCTCGGAACAACTCAGGCAAACGTGTCTGACATGATTGCCAAAGGTCGAAAGAAGGTTGCTGCTGGCGAAAAATGTCAATCAGCAAAACTCACTCGTCCTCAAGTCTCACAGATTAGGGAGAAATACGCCGCTGGCAATTGCACCGTCTACACCCTTGCCGCACAATTCGGCGTAACGCCCGGGCACATAAGCAATATCATCAACCGCAAAACATGGCGCTCCATGCCGTAACTACGGAAAAGCAGCATGTTTCGGCTTCTGCATTACCTCATCTAGAGCCAAATTAGCCATGTGGCCTCGACAAAGGACGCGGCACTCGCCATCCACCGCACAGGTTCCGCCCGCCCGCTCCCATATCTGCCCGAACGATTCTTCTTCCAGGTCGCCGAGCAGGGCGTCAGACCGTTCCCGCTTGTTGACGCAGCGCCACACCTTGCCGTTCGGCGTGATGACGGTCTGCAAGGCCGACCAGTTGCACCGCTCGTAGCCGTGGCCCTGCCAGTGCATGTACTCCTCGAAACGGGCAAGGTCCACCGATACGAACGAATCACCGGCAAACTCATGCAGGCGCGGCAAGGCGTCAGCCATCCATGCCGTATCCTCATCAACCTCATCCGGCGCACCCTGCCGATACTGGATCGTAGGGCGCAGCTGGCAGTAGTCCGCGCCCAGTTCCCGCGCTAACCCTGCCATCTCATGCAGGCGCGTGTAGTTGCCCGGATGAATCAGGAACCCCACCCCAACCGTGGCGCGCCCGTATGCGTTCGCCAGCCTGCGCACGCCGTCCGTCGCCTGCTTGAATCTATCGGCGCCCTTATGCTTCCTGTATTCCTCTGCGTCGCATTCGTCCAGGCTCACATAAACCCAGGTGCAAAGTTCCTTGAGGATGGCGGCGCGCTCGATGCTGATATGGCCGCCATGCGTGTAAAGTCCCTGTTGCAACCCCTGGTCCGCCGCATAGCCGATAATCTCATCAAAGTCGGGGTGCAACGTAGGCTCGCCGCCGCCGGTCCACGTCACCGACTGCACGCCTTCATGCGCCAGTTCCCAGAGGATTCTTTTGGCCGTTGCCAGCGGCATCAGGTCGCCGCCGTTGATGTAGTGGCGCGGCTTTTCTACCGTGCCGGCCAGTGGCCCGCGCGTATGCGTATAGGCGAAGTGGCACCACTCGCAACCCAGCGAGCAGCGGTTGGACAAATCAATCTCTACGTTGACCGGAGCGCTTGTCTTGCCCGTCGCCCGTATCTGGGCAAGGTGATGCATATGCCATAAGACTTTATGGCGCGGGTCGATGTACCTTACGCCGCCATCAACCTCACCGCGTAGATGCGCTCTGCCGGATAGTGCGGATACTGAATCACCGGCTGCCAGCCGTCGTAACGGTTCAGGTCCTCCGTTAGCAGCCACCCGTTTTGTTTCGCCTGCGCGTAGAATGGCGTCCCCGGTTGCGGCGTCGATGTACTCACCTGCCACTTCTGCATCCGTCCCGTTTTCACCCATCGGATCAAGTCCTCGATTGTCTGCCTGTCCGTGGCCTCTGTGCTGCCCGGTGCGCCGATCTGGAAGGTGCCATAACAGCCAATCCCCGCCGCCTTGCACCAGTCCATCAATGCTTCGATGCGCTCAAGATGCATCGTCTTCTTGATCGTCTTGCCCACCGCCTCAGACGTCGATTCCACGCCAAAGCGAATCTGCCTGTACCCCGCCCGCCCCAGGAGGTTGATAATCTCCTCTGTGAACGTCCAGTAACCGCACATGGCGTCATACTGGTAATGGTTCAACCCGCGGCGGATGATTGTCTCTGCGAACGAGACAAGCCATTCCACATTCGCGTTGTGCGCCTCCTCGTTGAAGTAGCAACCGCTGAACGTGGGGTACTTGGCGGCGAGGTATTCGATTTCGTCACACACGTTTTCGACGTTGCGCGTGCGGTGCGACCTGTGCGATTTGCCATGCCCGCCATAGTAGGTCGGCACGACGCAGAAGGTGCATGCCAGCGGACAGCCGCGCGTGGGGTACAGTTGCACAATGCCGTGCGAGTAGTGGTTGATTTCCTGATAGGCAATGCGCGATATGTCCTCATCTTCCGGCCACGGCAACCAGTCCAAATCGACGTAGCCCATTGGCGCCGCTTCGCCCTTCAGGAGCGCAAGAACCTTGTGTTCAAACTCGCCGCCGACGGTATATTGCCAGCCGTCCACCTGGCAGCGGTTGGCGTCATAGGTTCCCATTGGCCCGCACAGGATATTTGTCTCCGCCTTGATCGCCCGCATCACCGTCGTCATGGTCGGGTAGGTCAGCGCAGATGCTTCGACAATCAGCACGTCCGGCTTGTGCTTGGCAATCTCCATCGCATAGCGCGGCGCGTCCCACCCGTGCAGGTTGCCGTCAAGCATCACGGTTTCATGCTCTGGCAGTTCGCGCTTGAGCAAGGTAGACAGGTAGGCCAGTTCGTAGGGGTAGAAGGCAAAGAGTTTGTGGCCGCCGACTGCACTATCCCAGCGCGACGGGAATAGAATTACCTCGCGCCCGTTGTCGAGCACACCGGGGCCGTTGGCGATGACTATCTTCATTGCACCCATGCCATGCGCGGCGCGCGGTGCTTGGTGTCCATCAGTTGCATGTTGTGGAGTTCGCTGTCCCAGTAATTCGGAATCAGCGTGAACCTCTGGCGCTGGTCCAGATGAATGAAGGGAAGCGGCACTTCGCGGAGGAAGTAACCCCGCTCGACGGCGCTCACCGAAAAGTCAACGTCCTCCCAACTCGATACCTTGAAACGGGTATCAAAGCCGCCCACGCTGCGCCATACGTTGCGGCTCGCGCACACACACCAGCCCTCGATGTAGACATAGCCGTTATTGACCATCTGCTTCGGGCCGATCACGTTCTGGAAGGGCGTCGCCTCAAGCGTCTTGACGAATGGCCCGGTGCAGCGCACGTCATTGCTCAGGACCACCGTCCAGTCACTATCGCCGGCGATTTCCTTCGCGTGCATGATCGCCTGCGCGTAACTGATGCGTTCGGTGCGGTGAATGTAGTGCCGCTGCGGGTAGGCGTTGACCGATTCATTGTCGATCACCACCAGACGTACGTCCGGCTCCCACCGTTGCAGGGAGTCAATCAGCGGCTTGGTGTATTCATCCCAGCCGCCGATGCCGATAATCAGCGCAGCGATGTCAGGCATTGGATGTATCATCTTCTGCTAAGTCCATTTCTGCGCCCACCAGATATGACGCACATCGTATCAGCATAAGCGCAAACCAGATTCGCAATCTGAGTTGTCGCGTTACATGTATAGTCATGTGCAATGTGGGATGCCCCAAATCGTTTATCCACACATCGGAGTGGGTGCTAGGCATCAACAGCCTCATATGTTGCATCGAAGATGTCTGGCTTGCAGGGATACAGTTCGCCTTTTACTCCCCGGATGATCCAATCGCCACAATCAGCGCGCATTACACCTTCCAACGTCCTGATCTCGAATGACACGGAAATTGGATCATAAGTGGCAACGCCGCTAGAAATCGCTTCCTGTAACCAGTCTGGCATTCGTTCACCCAATAACACATGCATAGCATCGACGGTTATAGGTTTCTTGCGATACTTACTCAAGGGACGCCCCCGCGAACGCAAGTTCTTTTTCCGCTTCTTCAGCGCGTTCGTCAATCGCGCTTTCCAGGCGGGAAATGAGCGGTTGCCACTGCTCGCGGACGATAGTATCCCAGTCATATTCCCCGTGAATCTGGTCCTGCGCATAAAGCCTGTTCGCCATCGGCCACACGCCGCCCTTTTCCTGCCATTCTCCGTACAGAACATTCAGCGCGTGCGTGATGCCCTTGACATCGGGCCATGCCTGCCACGAATTAAGCGGCGTCCAGAACTTGTCAGCCGGTTTCACGGCATGGCCCCAGCGCACTAGTTCCGGCATGGCCGAGAAGTCTGTCACGACCACCGGCACGCCGCACGCCTGCGCCTCGATGATGGGTATGCCGAATCCTTCGCTCATGGCCGCGCCCAGGTACATATCGGCGCAGTTGTATATCTGTGCGAGCAAGGTCGCCGGCAAGCCCATTTGGTAGGAGTACCGTTCGGGGAAGATGACCTTGTGGTAAATGCCCAGCCCGCGGATCATGGCGTGAAAGTCAATCCCGCCATACATCGTGCTCGGCTCGGTATGGATGTAGAGCAGCGCGCCGGGTTTATCCTCGGCGAAGGCCGCCCATGCCCGCAACTGCACCTGAAACGCCTTGCGGTCCGGGAATCCCTTGTTCGCCGCTACCATCACGGTCAGGTGACTGCAATCCCGGAAGTACCGCTTGCGAAAGTCCTTGCGCCAGTCATCATCCTGTATCACATTGAAAACGTTCGGCTCGATGCCGTGTGGAATGTAGACGTTCTCCACGCCCGCCGCCGTGAGCATCTGATGGCCCCACTTGGCATAGGTCAGCGGCAGGTAGGCGCCTTCCAGCGATTCGAGCACCTTCGCCGGTACGGGGTCGTGGTCAATCGGCAACCACGGCAGCCACAAGGCAGGCGCAATCTTCTTGGCCGTGTCGTGCATTACCCATACGTCGATGAGGCTGATGAGCACGTTGGCGCGCCAGTCGCGCATGTGCTGCTGGATGATGTCGTTGCCGTAGGCGTCCGCCATGCCGGGGTAGATGCGGAAGCCTTCCACGTCATGTACGCCGCCCTGCAGCCCGTACCATGCAAACATGGCAATGTTCTGCCGCCCGCCGATCTCCGGTAACTCGGCAAGGCGCGGTAGAAGTGACTTGCCTTGAACTCCATATCCTGAGGCCGCGCATTGTTTTGTGCGGCTACCAGAAGGCGTTAGAACTGTATAAGATTCTAAGCCTTCTGGTAGCCGCACCTCCTTTCTCTACACTCATGTTGGCTCCTGTCCTGAATGAGTTAGGCCCTGCGCTCTTGGTTGTATGCGATGCACTCGCACCGTACCGCGGTCTGATAATCTTCCGAGGTGTTTACACGCACAACTTCAAATGACCTGCCATCGGCCACAAGGCGATCCCGTTCCGTGACGGTCGTACCATGCGGCAAGGTAGCGAACCAGTAAGACTGACTCGCCGGTTGGCCCCCGACAACCGGCTCGCCAGCATTCAGCACTCGCGGGGCCATTCGTCCGCTAACGGTCCCGCTCGCGGCCCACGTTTCCGTATAGCCGCCCGCTCCATCCGCCGCCAGCGTGCGCGACTCAATCACAATCGTGTTCGGCATGGCGCGTTCCTGGAGGCTGCGCATCCATGCCAGGTCCGTGGTTCCAACGAGTTGCGGGGTCATCATGGGAGGAGGTTAATGTCGTCGCGCCGTAATGTGTGCGTGGTCACGCCGCCGGCAGTCGTGGACATGCTCGAGAATTGCGCCTGCATCCGTTCATACTGGGCGCGCATCTGCGACGCCTTGAACGATGCACCGTCCGCAGAAAAGTCGATCCGGTTCGCAACGTGCGCGGCCTTTTGCCCCCAAATATCCGCCGCCGCTGCGTAGGGATCATAAGTGTTGCCAGTGAGATAGAGCGCAGACCCGGCGGTAGTAGTTCCGAACTCGAAGCGCCCGATCTCATAGTCCGCCGTGTAGTTGGCGGTTCCAATCCGCGCCCCGTCCGCGGTGCGCAGGTAGAAGGTCGCCGTCCCGCCTGTCGTGTTCTCAAAATGCCTGTAGGTCGAATTGTAGATGCGATAGTCTGCGGAACCCGACGAGGTGACCTGCCGCACCGGGTAGATCACCTCGTCGATTACTTCGTTCCGCGTCCGGTCTAGCGCAGCCTGAATCTGGTTGTCGTCCCAGTATGCCGTATCGCCGATGGTGTACTCATCGTGATAGGCAGAGGCCAGGTCGCGCACCCGTTGTATCAGGCTGGACATCGTTGACCGGGCCATGTGTTACCCCTGCCCGAGCACGTAGTTGACGATGATCCCGGCTTCCTTCGGTGCGATGGTGCCGTTGACATCGAAGACAACCGTCAGCACTTGCCCTGCCGTCAGTTCGTCAGCCGTGCTCGATACCGTCATGGCCGATACCGCCGGCGGCGCAAAGCCTGCCGCGGTGCCGGGGCCGGTCGCTACCGTGCCAGCAACCGCCGTGCCTGAAGTGCCCATGTTGAGCAGGGTCACGGTCAGATAGTTGGATGCGTGGCCGGCAATCGCCGCCGTGGTGTAGGCGTAGGCGCTGGTCACGGTGAGGCCGCCGTAGGGGGCGACGATCAACGGCACCGTGCCATCAATCGGCGCTGCGGTCCCACCAAAGCCGAAATGCCCCGTGATCTGCTTGGTGTCATATCCTGCGAGCTTTCCCATAGTTCCCCCCTTACGCCGGCGCTGTGGCGTCAGCCGTGAAACCGCCGCCGAACGTATTGCGAACAATGCCGTATGCGTACCCGGCATTGATGTTTAACTCAGTCGCGCGGGCCGAGGCATCGCGCTCCTGTTCCATGCGTACCGCCCTGCGCGTGTCCAGCATGATTGCCGGTCGCACAAACAGACCGGAAATGGCATCGCTGCCGGAACGCGGCACATTGCTCGATGTATAGATGCGCACGCCGCCCAGCAGTTCGGTGATGAAATACTGGCGAAGCGCCTGCTCTGTCACGCCGGCCAGATTCGCATAGGTCGCCGCAGGCTTGCCCAATTCGAGCCAGAGGTCGTGCCAGTGGTATGGATGCAAAACGGCGTTGATGGTGCCGTACTGGTTTGCGAACCCTGCGCGCACTGCCGCTACCGCCGCGGCGAAGTTCTCGAAGGTTGCCGTTTGCCCTGTCCCGTCGCCCTTGTCCGTGGTGAAGGAATCGAACAGGCTCATCAGGTCCGTGTCAATTTTGACGGCAATCGAGGAACCCAGTTCGAACTCTGCATCCCTCACTGCACTATCCGGGTCGGTCTCCACGTCGCGGTCGGTGAGCACGACCTGCGCCATGATTTCACCCGGCGTCAAGGTTGCCAGCGTGGACTTGCCGAAGGTGGTCGGGGCGTTGAAGTCCTCAGTCTCGCCCACGCTCACCGCGGTGATCTGCGGGCGAATGGGCACGACGCGGGACATCCAGCCCGTCGCCGAGCGGTTATCGACCAGTTGCGTCATCAGGTTCATTTCCCTGGCGACGAACAGCGCCCGTTCGTAGATGGTGTTATACAGACCGTTGAGGTCTGTGGTGGTTGTTACAGCCATGTGATTCTCCTACGGGGTCAGTCCCCGAAGATCGTAGACTTGTTGCCGGAACCCCAGTAACGGTCACGGAGTTCCTCCTCGGTCAAGCCGGTATTGCCCACGGCCCCCGGTTTCGCCTTCGCCACGCCCCCGGCAGCGGCGAATTTGCCCAGAACGCCCAGCGCCTTCGCCTCGTCAGTCAAGTCGATCTGCGACGAACTGAGTACGGCGAGAATGTCTGGGTCCGTGATACCGGCCTGCGCCGCAAGGCGAGTAAGCGTAGCCTCTTTCTGCGCTTTCTCGGCCGCGGCGGTCTGCTCTGCAAGGTTCTTCTGTAGTGCGTCCAGTTGCGTTTTGAGTTCGGCGGTTGCGGCGCTGTCCTTCTGTAACGCCTCGATTGCCTTCTGCGCTTCACGCAACTGAACTCGCGCCTCTGCCGCCTCAGAGCGGAGCGACTTCACATAGTCCGCGCTAAAGGTCTTCTGTTCCGTTTGTTCCGTCGCCGTCGTGGTTGGCGCCGGTTGCGCCTGTGGCGTAGTGTCCTGCACTTCCGCCGGTGTTTCGTCTGGTGGCATTACCCGTTCTCCTGGAACTGGTTATAGAGTTTCGCGGCCTCGTCTAGTGGCCTGCCCTGTCGCCTCAGCACATCGTCCAGCCATTCGCCCAGGTGTTTCGGGGCGATGATGCGCTTTTCCTGCGGCGTACCTACGATGCTATCAGGTGTGGGCGCGCACCTCTGCCAGAGGTCGCGCATTGTGTTCTCAGCCCACGGGTAGCCGAACGCTACCGGACCGAGTATCTTTTGGCATTGCGCCCATGTGCAGATGATTGGTTGCAACTGCCTGCCGGCGAGAAGTTCAGTCATAGAATGCGAAGCCCGTTCTCTGGTCTACAATCGGCCTGCTCTGCGCCTGCTTGACGAGTTCCCATGCCCGATCCGCCGCTGGGTTGCACATGGCCGGCGGGAACCCGTATTCAGCGACAAGGCGCATGTAACGGCGGCGCAGGAATTGAATCACCGCGCCCCGCTCCAGTACGTCAACGTCATAGCCGCGTAGCAGGTGCGCCGCCAGCGCACGGGCCACGGGTTCTATTGCCAGAGTGTAACGCCTGCGCCACGGTCTCAATGCGTTGCCTCGTATTGTCGAATCATGGATTCCAGCGTCGGCGCGCGCCACATGGTTCCGTACACGTGATCGTCATAGGTCGTGGTCAAGTCGCGGAATCCCCACTTGCCATCCCTGTATCCTTCCAGCAAGCCCTTGCCCATGATGCGCTTCTGCACCGCCTCGCTCTGGGCGTTGAACCATGCCTCGCTGTCCGGTATCTGCGGTTCGGGCAGGCCCATCTTCCGCGCCAGCGGGACTATCGGAATCTGCGTGCAGCGCCCGTTGTGATGGTCCTCGAGCCGCTCGTCTACCGTGTGCCTGCTGCCATGCTTGGCTAGGCAACTGATACAGGTGCGCGGCCCCATCTCTGCATGCCAGATCCAGCCGCTTACCACGTCCCGATTCGCCCTGTAACTCTGATGCG